AAGGCGTGGTAGTCATCTAGCACGCTCTGTCTGAAGTCTGTGGTGGTGGTTATTCCGTAGTCTTTCTCGAGTATCTTATCAAGTGCACTGTGTGAAGCTATCTCCCCGTATCCAACAGTTGGGAAGTAGTGTTCCATCCAGTGCTCCTCTTCCGCAGTGAGGCGATACCTACGCATGAGGTCGCAAGTGGTGATGCGGTTGAGTTCTGTCGTCGTGACTTTGAATGCGAGAGTTTTCGCTGTTGTTTCTTCGTTGTGGTTGTAAACTGTTGCTGAGGCGACGGCGTGTTTCATGGAGTCAATAAGTGGCGAGATGGTACGAGGGTACATGCCTTGCAGTAGTGACTTTTGGAAGCTTCGCGCTCGGTCGATTAACGGAACAGTCCTTTTCCCTGGGATATCTCCCTTAGCGTGTCCAGTAGTTCTAAGTAGAACACCGACGTTGAGGATGGGGACATATTCATTGTTATCATTCAAACAAGGTGAGTGTTTGAGGAATTGCAGATCCTCGGGAAGTTCACACTCTTCGTCTTCACTACAACCTGTGATGACGTATCCTGCTTGGGCAGCTGCATCCATAATGTCTTGGCCACACGTTATTTTACGCATGGAGATGGCAGCTGCGATCATGATGTTAGCAACGTTGTTGATGAGAGTGGTTATTACCGACCCGCTGTAAAGCACGTAACGCTCCTCGCCTTTAATTTTGATAGTGATTTTCATCCTAGGGTCCTCAGGGTTTCTGATCTGGAAACTCCTGGAACATTGTTCCAAGAGATCAATCATCTCCGCCTGCAGGGGCTCGGGAGTCAGGGCTATCAAAGTGGCGAAAGCGCCATTGCCGTGTGAAGAATCACACGATGCGATGTCGAGGTTGAACATCCTGACGCGGTCTCCTATTCTTATGGAGAAGCATGAATCGTCAGAGAAGTATGCATAATAACCGCCCTCGGGTGGGTGTATAAGGTTATCGAAAACTCGTTTTAGCACGTCATGATCGGGTTTCTTGACGAACTCGGTGGTTACGGATCCCAACATGATGGTGGATTTTGCCATGGCAGATTTTAAGAACTCACAAATTCTAAAACCTTGTAACGAGGCGGCTACTCCTAAATCGCCTATCACTCGTGGTATTTTGCCAGGTTTCATCCACTCATCGTTCTTGAACTTGACCCAAACTTTCTGCGCTTCATTCATCCATACATCGGCATGGAATAAGCCGCACTCCGACATTTCCTTCCAGCATTGCTCGCGCAGTGCTTTCTTCGGATGCGGGTCGGCGTGGTGTAGAAGCGCTTCAGTGTAACGGTCAGTGTAAGGCTCGATGACTTCAGTCATGTGTTGTCTGGTGGCGTTGACCAAATTACGGAATTGTGCAGATTGCGCAAAAAGCAGTTGCTGCGTGCGTAACTTATCATGCAAACCTGGTTTGGTCGCGTGGCCCTTGGACAGCACCCTGCGCAGGGCGTAAGAAAGGTTGTGCTGTGTGTTTGCAGCTATAACGCTGCTCAGTTTACAACCATATCCGTAGTACGTCCTGTACGGGTGCCGTTTCGGTTTACCAGACGTCGGAAATTTTAGTCTAGCCGTACTCGTATCGATGTATTCAGCGCCTTTTACGACAACGTACTTGTCGTTCCACTCAAAAGCGCGCTTACTAGGGGCGAGGGTGTCTTCACGGACATTGACGCACCCGATACGGTACGGTCTCCCGTCCCAGGTAGAGTTGATACCCGGGAATAGACCGTATTCCGAAAAGGCAGAGCTGACAATGGAGGAGTATTGTCAGAGATGATTGGTGCCTCAGCAATCATCTGTTTTTGTGACACGTACATGAGAGTGTTAGCCAGGATGTCTGGTCTCTCAAGGAAGTGGCTAAGCACGTGCACATTAGGGGAGTCCGAGGGAAAGATTTGAGAGAGGAAGGTGCGGAGCACGAAGGCATAACCCGAATTAGGTTTGCTCTTGCCGTCGGGGCCCACTAGAATACACCTCGCGCTGGTCATTAAACCCCTGTGCCGGGTCAACATCAGAGCGAGAGCGGGGAAGACATGCCCGATCATAGCAGACTTGAAGCCGAGCTGCTCCAACACGGAGGTTGTCCCGCTGTACCCCCACTGCTCCGCCAAGATTTTGCGCTGCGGATTCGTATGGGAGAAGATGTCGGAGATCATTCTCCTCACGAGCGGTTGGTGCAACACGGGGACGACGGGCA